CTAGATTTTAGTACTGTCTAATTCTGCTTAACTCTCCGGGATAATGATTTCTTCCGGCTCACAGTTCAGGGCGCGGGCAATGCGTACAACGGTAACGGCCTTACAGCTGCCACGGCGGCGAATTGTGTAATAGTTCTGCGGTGTCATCTTCATTGCAGCGGCCAGCATTGTCTCAGTCATGCCTTGCTTTGCGGCCATGAGTTCTATTTTGGCGGTATTGATTTTCATTGCATTTCACCTCGTTTCTTTGTAAGTCATTTGACTTCATTAAGCATTATATATCAGTCATACGCTAAAGTCAACAGTAAATTGCAATCTTATGATTGATTATTTTGTATTTATGTGGTATTTTATATATGGGGTGATATTATGTCAACTGGAGAAAACATAAAAAAAGCGCGTATAAACGCAGGTTTAACACAAAAAGAACTGGGCGAACGTCTCGGCATAACATCGCAGTCAATAGCCCAATGGGAAACCGGACGGCGTGGCCCAAAATATGAATCATTGCAAAAACTATCAGAAGCTTTAGGCGTTCCCGTTTATACGCTTATGGGAATCAGTGAAGAAAGAGAACGCGCCCCCATCCCTCCGGGCTTTGAGCCGCTCCCTAAAGTTGTTTCTGTGCCGCTTGTCGGTACGATCGCATGCGGCACCCCCATACTTGCCGAGCAGAATATAGAAAAACGCATAGGCATCCCGGAAGAATGGCACGCAGATTTTGCACTCACCTGCAAAGGCGACAGCATGGCCCCGCGCTATCTGGACGGGGATATAGTTTGCATACGCCAACAGCCGAGCGTTGAAAACGGGCAAATAGCCGCCGTGCTGATTGGGGAGGAAGCAACCTTAAAGCGCTTTTATCAGGACGGCGACCTTGTGACGCTCGTGCCCATCAACCCCGCTTATACGCCGCTTGTTTACCGCGGCAGCGAGCTGGACAGCATCAGCATAGAGGGCCGCGTTGTCGGTTTCTGCCGGGGTGAGTGACCAGCCGGGGCCGCATCAGGGCAGCGCAGACGCAATGCAGCGTGTCCACATTGGACACAACCCCGCCGGGCACACCGGCCCTAAATTTTAATAGCAGGGTGATTCTATGAAGATTTATACTTTGGTCGGCGGTGTCAACGGCGCAGGCAAGTCAAGCCTTACCGGATCCTTGCGGGCCGAGCGGTCAGACCTCGGCCAGATCGTTGACCCGGACGCTTTAACGGCCCGCTGCGGCGGTGATGAATACGAGGGCGGCAAGCTGGCCGTTGATCGCATCGAGACAGCACTTGCCGAAGGCGTGAATTTTACGCAAGAAACAACGCTTTCGGGCGGCTATCCTAAGCGCCTGTGCCGCCGGGCGAAAGAAGCCGGGTATTATATCCGCCTGTACTATGTGGGCCTTGACACAGCAGAAGAAAGCCTCCGCCGCATCAAAAACCGCGTAGAGCGCGGCGGGCATGACATACCGGCCAAGGATGTGCAAGACCGCTTTGCGCATCGCTTCACCGATGTTGCAAAGGTGCTGCCATACTGTGACGAAGCAAAGTTTTTTGACAATAACAACGGCTTTGTGCTGGTGGCCGAATACCGCAACGGGCAGCTTTTGCCGGTTGGCAATTACCGCCCGCAATGGCTCTGCCAGCTGATCGAGAGCCTATAAACAGAAAAAACCGCCCACGGTTGCAGCCGTGAACGGTTTTGAATAGATGCTCACCCCAAAAGAGGAATAAGCCCCCAAACAAGCTTATTATACCTCTTTTGGGTGGGCTTGTCAAAGTGTACCCGAAGGAGGTTTTACTTTATGGGAAAACGAACAAACACAGCCCGGTGGACGGGCAAAATGTGGCGAATTGATGTCCAGCAGGACGGAAAGCGCAAGAGCTTCTACAGCAGCCGCCCGGGCCGCACCGGCCAGCGTGAGGCCAACGCCAAGGCAGACGCCTGGCTAGATGATGGCATAGCCGCCAGAGCGCCCAAGGTGGCCGATGCGGGCAAGCTATGGCTGCAAGAGGTAGAGCAAACGACCTGCACAACCAACTACCGCCCAACGGAAAGCCGCTGGCGCAACTGGATATTGCCGGCTATCGGCACACTAAGGGTAAACAAGCTGACAGACCAGGATTTGCAAGAAGTCATAAACAACGCATACACCGCCGGGCGGAGCCGTAAAGTGCTGAAACTGCTGGCCGCAGATATGCGGGCATTCTGCAAATACTGCCGCAAAGCAAAGCTGTCCGCGTACATTCCAGAGGATTTAAAGATTCCCGCCGGGGCGCGGTATAAAGGCAAAACAATCTTGCAGCCCGACGACCTGGTAAAGTTGTTTAATGTGGACACGACCAGCTACCGGGGCCAGACTGTGCAGGACGAATACATAAATGCCTACCGCTTCCAGGTCTTGACCGGCTTGCGCCCTGGTGAACTGCTGGGCCTGGACTGGGCAGACATCCACGGCAACACGGTCAACGTGTGCCGGTCAATCAACATCATCGGGGAAGAAACGCGCGGCAAGAATGAAAATGCGGTTCGCTCGTTCCAGTTGTCCACGCTGGCCCGGCACGTCCTTGAGGAGCAGCGGGAAGCCACCGGCGGCGTTGGCAGCGTGTTTCACATCCTCAATGAGCAGCAGTATTACCGCCGCTGGAAAGCATACTGCACCGCCAACGGTCTGACACAGTGTAGTCTATACGAACTGCGCCACACTTTTGTTTCTGTGGTTAAGACCCTGCCCGCTGGGGAAGTCAAAGACCTTGTAGGCCACAGCGAGGACATGGACACCTTTGGCGTGTACTCCCACGCTCTGACCGGGGACGCTGAACATACCGCCCAGGCGGTCAACGGTGTGTTCCTGCAAGTCTTAAAGAACGCCTAACCTATACCGCACTTTTTACCGCACACTTGATTTTTACAGCGTCCTGCGACGCTCTCACAGCAGAGCGGAAAACTGCAAGGACGCTTTTGTTATGCGGGTTTGCGAGTGCCACTATACAACACAGCACCGCTGAATATTGGTTCAAATCCCTTCATCCGCACCATAAGACTGTGATGAAAAAGATGTCACAGTCTTTTTTCTTTGTTGTAGCGTCGAAAATCGGCGATTTCGCCAACCGATTTTTGAACACGGTTTTACAGTGTTGTCCAACCATTTTTGGGCGGTTTGCCCACCCTGAAGCCCACTTTCTCTGCCACTTTTTGGAATTTGGCAGGGGAGTGGGCAATTTTTTTGAGAAAAAACAGAATAAATCCTGCTGTTTTCAGAATGTTTTCAATTTCCCCGTAGCCATACCAGAACCCGGATCTTTCGACAGAAGAGCGCAT